AAAAACTGTCGCTGTGCAATAACTGTTCCATAGAAAATTGTTTAAGGTCTGAACCGCTATTGTTGCCGTGTTGGAAAGCGCAGTAGCACCATCTTGTACGTGATTTAAGGAATAGATAAAACTCTGAGTTGTGTTAACACCCTGAGGGAGATTGAGTATTCGAACCCCTCCTCTAGACATAGCATACATATTTGAAACCTTTGCATAAATATCATGACTCAAGATAGCATCTGCATTCGTAACTATAGTACCATTGGAAAACTGATGGGAACCATAAAAAGGGGCTATATTCAATGTAGAGGTAGCACTATAAGTAAGGGTGGTATAGTTTATGAGAGAGAATCTTTTAATCAAAGATCTAAAAGATTTTATTAGCTCTCCTTGAGTAACTTCGGCAGCTATGAACCCCTCATCTTCATTCGAAGCATTTCCAATCGTTGTTTTACTAAATACCAGGGAATCTCCATCCATTTGTAAAGCCGAAGGAGTACACGGCATAAGAGTCATTGATTGCGGACAAGAAAACTTCATATTTTCACCTCCAAGAATTTCTACTATTATATAAATAGAAGTTGAAACACTGGCTGGACAAACTAAGGGATCGAGAACTAAAAGTTTTACTTGTCCCATATTCTTATTCGACTGAAGCCAACTTTGATAACAAACCCACGGTACAGTAACTTCAATTTCCCTCTTTTCTCTTAGATCAATTACTTGACGATATACATAAGCTGAAGTGGCCGTATTTGTAACGCCCGGTGTTTTGGCGTAAAAGTAGGGTTCAAATGTAAAAAGTAATCTTCCAGTATGAAAAGCTGTAGAAATTATCTTAAACCTATATTTTAAATCTCCTCTCCAAAAGACAAAAAACCGAGTAATGTAAGCAAGTGGTGACATAGAGTATAGCGTTACAGCTCCGTCTGACTGTCCGATTTCCCCCACTGCTGGATTAACTCCTATCGTAAGTAAACTAGTATCTGTTGCATTCCCAGTTGTCCAAGTTACTGTTGTGTACCATGTACTAATGCTCGTCAGAAAATCAAAGGACATTTCATCTATCTCGGTTCCAAAGACTTCTGGCGCCAAAGAAACATGATTTCCTTCCCAAAGAGCCATAGAGTCACACACATCTTTTCCATCAACATTGGCCATACTTGGAAAGTAAGCTCTAACGATCCTGGTAGTGTTCTCATTCAAAGTATTCGGCTTACTAAATCCAAACATTCTCGCAAATCCACTAGCCAAATTGGCTATTCCTTCAATCGGAGCAGCTATCGTACTCAAAAGAGGTACATTAGACAGTCCTCCAGCTATACTTCCAACCATATCAAGTGTATCTGAAACAGCACCCCCTTTTTGTTCTCTAGTCATAAAATCACTCCTTCCTCCTCTTCTGGAAATAGCATTATCCATTTGTGGATAAGTAACTGTTCCGAGTTCTATATCATCATAATATGCCCAAAGCGTATATCCTGCAGTATTACTACCTGTGGCTCCACTGGCCAGTGGTACATAAGGATACATAAAAACATAACCAGGATTAGAATAACCGGCACTTGCACTATCAACTATAAACGAGTTATAAGTACTCTTCCAAGGAATAACAAGTTCGACTTCAGTATCTCGATTAACGTCCAAAACTACATGTTGTAATTGAGTTATCTCAATCTTAGAAAACCGATGAGCTAAAATGAAATCTGTTTCTGCAGCATTGCCTACTTGCATTCCAGCAGTAGGAAGAAAAGCAACAATGTAAGCACCCAATTGAAACTGCATAGCATTAACATTAAGTCTAACTCTCAAAGTGGCACGAAAGGTATAAATACCAGCGATCTTATTCTGCAACATAGTGGATGCAGCTATAGGTTGATACCAGGCATAATTAGAAAAAGTAGAAGCAGCATCGGTTGAAGCTAAATTCCCTTTACTTAAAACAACTGGTTTTTTAAGGTATCTTGTAATATCAGTAACTTCATTCTGAAAATCTGTCATACCGACAGGTGTTTTGACGACTTTTTGCTGAGAAACGGTCAATACATGAGCATCTTCAGCGAACTCAATATCTTGAGTTGGTGTTACAGTATCTTTCACTTGAACCAAACCTGTATCCATTTGGAGCTCAAAGTGTTTGTCCCTAACATATACGAGTCCACAGTCAGGATCATAAACTGTAGTTTCTCGATCGATTTCTTTATCAGTTGTGCTATTCATTTGTAGATTTGAGATTTCAGGGGTTATATCCTGATTGAGTACTTTTTCCAGGCTCCTAAAATATGTAGCAACTTTTAATCTGACCCCAAATACTCGATTTAGTGCCTGATCTATAATTGGAACATATTTATCATAAACTTCCTTACCGTGCAATGACAGTTCACTAACAACTACCTCAGCTTTCGCTATTGTTATGAGGTCGCTGTCGGTTGTTCTTGTCCATGATAACATTTCTAACACTCGATTCAGGCGCAAAGGAGCCACGTACAAACCCACAAGAGGTTCATATCGAAAGCTTCTTTTAAGATATTCAACATCCAACAAGGTTC